GATTTCAAAAAAATCTGGGAAAGAAAAAGGAAAGAACTGCTTAAAAATATCCATGAAAGAAATAGAAAAACCCTCAATTAGTATTGACGAATTAAAGTTAATTACTTTTAAAAACATTATTGAAGGCTCTAAGTTTATCAATGGGGTTACTTGGAATAAAATTAAAAGATTAAAAGGAAGGAATAAAAAATCATGCTTAGAAATCCTAAAAAGTTAAAAAAATATCAATACTTGTATTTAAAAGAAAAATTAATTTCTAAAGATTATTATAATGAAATTAATTATTCCGAATCTTTAAATAAAAGAATTGGTTTTTATTCTAAATGGTTACAAAAAATTAATAGGAGGTACAATTATGCTTAATCAATCAAAAGGATTGTTAAAAAGAAAAAATAAGATGAGAAGAAAACTCATTAAAGCAGGATATGATTCTCATTATATAAACGACTGCAGTTATGATAAATTAGAAACTTTTTATAATTGGGAGTTTATGTAATGCTTGAAACAATTATCATTATAGAAGTTATTATGTGGACAACCTACCTAATAATGAATTGATTATGCTTAAAGTTTTAGATTTATTTAGTGGCATTGGTGGTTTTAGTTTAGGTTTAGAATCTACAGGACACTTTAAAACAATAGCTTTTGTAGAAAAAGATAAATTTTGTCAAAAAGTTTTACAAAAAAATTTTAAAAACATACCAATCGAAGGAGATATAAGAAATGTCAAAGGAGAAAAATATAAAGCAGATGTCGTTACTGGAGGATTCCCATGCCAACCATTCTCAGTCGCAGGAAAAAGAAAAGGAACAGATGACGATAGATACCTCTGGGATGAAACTATTAGAGTCGTCAGAGAATGCAAACCGAAGTATTTTATTGGCGAAAATGTTGAAGGTCTTATTAACATCCAACAAGGCATGGTACTCAGACAGGTGCAAACTGACTTGGAAAAAGAAGGTTTCGAAGTCCAATGTTTTATTATACCAGCTTCAGGCATCGGTGCATGGCATCAAAGAAAAAGAGTTTGGATTATCGGATATAATGTATCCAACTCCAACGCAAGATTCGGCATCGGAGAGAACAAAGAAATACAAACAAGGGGGAACACCTTTACCAATGGCAGTAAAAATGTATCCAACACCGAAAGCAAGTGGTCAAGAAAATGCAGAGAGCTTGATAAAAAGAAAAGGTTGGAAGAAAGCAAGTCAACACAACCTAACTGCATTTGTTCAGATGTACCCAACTCCGAATGCAACGAACATAAACACACCCCAACCAGACAGAGTGGAACAGGTGAAGTCTGGGGGTTTTATTCTGAGAAAGAAAAACAAACCTCACATGACTTATGGAGCAAGACTACAAGATGTAATGATACATTTGGAAAACAAAAAAACTTATCCGACTCCGAATGCAAGGGATTGGAAGGACTCAGTCAACACAGTTCCACCATCAGTTCAAGCCAAAAAAAGAGGTTACACTTTAGGGATGAAAGTAGCAGAGGAGAAGAAAGACAACAAACCTGGTGGAAAACTCAATCCGAACTTTGTGGAGTTCCTAATGGGGTATCCTATGAATTGGACAAAGATAGAGCCAACAGAATCAAAGCACTTGGAAACTCAATTGTCCCACAAATCGCAAGAGAACTTGGAAAAGCAATTATCGAAGCAGAAAATGTATCGAACACCAACCTCAATGGACACAAATGAAGATAGTATGATTTATGCTGCCAAAATATTAAAAGGAAAAATTAATAGAAATAGTAATCAAAGAGTTCAAATAACTTTATCAACTGATGTCGCTATGGAATATTTAAAAAATAATCCTCACTTGATAGACCAATTTGATAAACCTTTTATGGAAAGACCTAATTTACCAAATAAATTAGATTTTATTAATTATTTAAAATCACAAATTACAATTAAAGAATTAGTTAAAAAAACTAATTTACCTAAAACTAAAATTGAACATTGGTTTAGAAAAGATAATTGTTTTTCATATCCTAGTATAGAAGATTGGAATAAAATTAAACCATTTTTAAAAACAATTAAATTTGATAAAGAATTAACTTATCAGATTGAAAAGGATTGGAAAGAATGACAGATAAAACTAACATTTATGGAGATTACCGGATCTGCTGCAAGTGCGAAATGAAAGCAGATGTAGTTGAAAATGGTAATGACTTATGTGCTAGTTGCTATTTTAAACATCATACCAATACAACTCTTGAAGAATATGAGAAAACAAATAAAGAAATAGATATAGAAAGAGAAAGGAAAAAAAATAAAAAATGAAAAAAAGTAGTGCATTGGCTTATGTAGGTCATAATGAAAGAGGGGACAGAGAAAAAGACGATTTTTACCCAACACCAGAATCAGCAACACAGGCTTTATTAGATAGGCAAAAGTTTCAAGGTGATATTTGGGAGTGTGCCTGTGGTAATGGTGCTATGTCTAAAGTAATGATTAAAAATGGTTATAATGTTTACAGCTCAGACTTGATTGACAGAGGTTATGGAGATACAGGAATTAATTTTTTAGAATCAAATAAAAAAGTTGATAATATTGTAACCAATCCACCATTTAATTTAGCGACAGAATTTACATTAAAAGCATTTGAATTGGCAAAATATAAAGTGGTTATGCTATCTAAAATTTCTTATTTAGAGGGTGTTAAAAGAAGGGAACTTATATTTAATAAAAACAAATTAGAAAAAGTTTTAATATTTACTAGGAGAGTTCCATTTAAAAAAGAATCAACCCAAAAATTAGCAGGTGGACTTATGGCTTTTGGTTGGTTTATTTATGATGTGAATTACAATAGTAAACCTACTATAGATTGGATATGAGAAACTTATTTGAAACTGTAATTGATGTGGGTAGTGGATTAATCTTATCTACATTAATTCAATTATTTATATTTCCATTTTTTGATTTACACCCAACAATCTTGGAGAGTTTTCACATAGCTGTTATTTTTACAGTTATTTCTATGATGCGTTCTTGGTTTTGGAGAACTATATTTACAAGGAGAAAATATGATAAAAGTTGAACTGAAACCTATTGATGTTGAATTAGCATTAGACACAGCTAATAAAAGATTTATTGGTAATCTTAAAATGAATAAAGGCTTTTCTTATGGCTACAATAAAGGATTAAAAGGACAATTAACTGATGGATTTTTAGGTGCTTTGGGTGAGGTGGCTTATGCAAAGGCTATGAATAATTTTTATAATGGTTCTTATACCGACAATTTAGAAAGATATAACGACTCAGACTTTCAAAACAATATTGAAATAAGAACTCAAGAAAAAAAAAATTATAATTTTTTGCTTATTAGACCTGGTGAGAAGAAAGGAAAATATATTTTAATTATAAAAGATAACGATAAAGATTTTAATTTTTCTATAATGGGTTGGTTTCCTTTTGTAGATGATATGCCAGAACGATTAACTAACTTTGGACACTACGACAGACCAGCTGCATATAAAATTGACATTAAAGAACTTTATAACATGAATGACCTCTAAGGTTGTAATTATCTATGTATAGTTTATTGACTATTTTTGTATTATCAGTATTAAAAACAATATGAAAACAATTGGAAAGGAATGGACAAAAAAAGAAGAAGGTGGAATGTTTACTGCAGACCACTTATCCCCATCACAACTTAATAAAAATGTAGATCAATGGTTTAATGATTACTGTGTTTTAACTGCAGAGCAGAGAAAAGCATTGGTAGGTAATTTAAAAATGGATTTTGGTGGCTTTGTTGGTCAAGCATTACAAGACATGATTGTTTATAATTTAACTGTAGATGAGGTAATGGAAGGTAAAAAATGACAGATCAAAATACATTAATGCAATTAGCAAAATTACAAACTCAGGTAAGAAATCTTGAGGAAGATAATAAAAGATATTCTAAAAAGTTAATTGAAAGAGATGAGCAAATAGCAAATTTAAAAAAAATTATTAGCGACCATGAATTAAAGGATAAAATGATTGCTAAGAATAAAAGTTATTTAGAATTGAAAGCTCAAAAAGATATTGAACAAATTGAAGAAAATAAAAAACTACAAGCGAAAGGAAAAACAAATGAAACTAAAACCACAAGCAGAAGAAAAAAGTAAGGGTGGCTTTAAAGAAAGACGAAAGGAATGTCTTGAAAATTTAAGCAATATCCCAACTGTAAATATTAAAGGTAAAAAATATTCTACAGTTAATGAAAGACATAAACATTTATTGACTTATTTTCCAGAGGCTAGATTTAATGAGGAAGTTATTTTCCATGATGCCGATAGAGTTGTTGTTAAAACTGAACTCTACATTGGTGATGTAATTTACTCTGTAGGTCATGCAGAAGAATATAGAAACGCAAATTTTATTAATAAAACAAGTGCATTAGAAAATTGTAGTAGTTCATCATTAGGAAGATGTTTAGCTGCCTTTGGACTATCTGGTTCAGAATATGCTAGTGCAGAAGAATTAGTAAATGCTTTAAACAATCAAAATACAAATACAACTAAACCAGTTTCAATTAAGGATGAGATTAAAAAGCAAACAACTGAAACTAAGTTGACAGCTCTTTATTCTAATTGGAAGAAGAATAACAATTCAGACCAAGAAATTGAAAAGTTATTTGAACAACAACAACGACAAATCCAAAAAATAGGAGGAACTAATGTCAACAAATGGTAATGCAAAACAAAAAGATTGGGTTTTATTTCCCTACAAAGCTGATGATGAAAGAGCAGTAAAGATTTCTTTCTCAGGTAATGTTATTTTAGATAATGAAAAAAAAGGAACTATACTTGGAGTTAAAGGTGTATCAAAAGATGGTAAATCTAAATTTGTAAGAATCTTTGCTCAAGTAGGGGTAGTATTTAAAGGTGATGACAAGTTTACCGGTGAAATGAATTATCCAGATGCAGGAGGTTTAAAAGGTTTAATCGGTTGGTTAAACGATGAAGGAACTATTCTGTCAGGATATAAAAACGAACCCAGACCTAAACAAGGTAAGGCACAAAGTAAAGAAATTCCTTTCTAAT